GTTTCAATTGTACGATGAAAATAATAGATTAGTAGTAACCAGAGACGGTACTGTGATTGAAACGTCTACTCCAAGTAAAGTGGGTCATTTTACAATTACAATTTCAGAAAATGATTTATTGAACGTTAAGTCACAATATATGCACTACACAGTGTATCTACATAAAAACTCTGATTCATCAAAAACTATGTTACATAGTGGTACAAATTTTGAAAACAAAGGTACAGTCTATATTAGCACAGAAGAATTCCCGGGTCCATTGGATTCATATGCAGTAACAACATTTACAGAAAACAATCCAAGTTCGGGTGTTTTTGTTTCAGAAACAGTGACAGCAGAACCAACTATTAATGGTAATTCAGCATTGCACACAGTGGCTTATTATCTAGATCAAGCAGTTGGTGATATAGTTGTACAAGGAACACTTGCTAATCAGATTGATGGAGATACATTTTGGTCAGATATTGACACATTTACATCTACAGACTCAGACAGTTTGAAATATGTAAATTTTAATGGAGTGTACAGTTATCTAAGATTCCAACACACACTAACTTCTGGTAGTGTTACCAAAATATTAGTTCGAAACTAATTGACTTTTTCATTATTTTAAATTATAATACAAGCATGAATATTGTGCTTGACGTTTTACAAACTTATCTTCCTTCCAAAAGAAAGCAAACACCTAGTGGTTGGTTGGCTTTTAATGCTCCTTGTTGTGAGCATAATGGTACAACACCAGATACAAGACAAAGAGGCGGACTGATAGCAAAAGCAGACGAAAGTGTTAGTTTTCATTGCTTCAATTGTGGATTCAAAACAAGTTGGAGATTAGGAAGAAACTTATCTTATAAAATGAAAAGATTTATGAGATGGTTGAATATGCCTGATGATGTAATAACAAAATTAGCACTTCAAGTTTTACAACAAAAAACAGATGCAATAGGATTCAAATCAATTGTTACTCTTCCAAAATTTACAATAAAAGAACTTCCACCTAAAGCAAAACCAATACACGAGTGGGCAACATATAAAGATTTAGAACCAAGCGGAGTTGATAAAGATTTATTTTCTGTAATGGAATACATTGCTAAAAGAAAATTAACTCTAGACGATTATGATTTTTATTGGAGTCCTGAAGCAGGATTTCGAGATAGACTGATTATTCCTTTTACACATCAATCAAAGATTGTTGGGTACACAGCCAGAAAGGTTGTAGAAAGTAAAGTAAAATATTTGTCAGAACAACAACCAGGATATGTGTTTAATACAGATGCCCAAGACGATGATAGAAAATATATTGTAGCAATGGAAGGTCCTATTGATGCTATTGCTATTGATGGTGTTGCTTTATTGGGTAGCGAGATAAAAGAACAACAAACAGCACTAGTAAACAGTTTAGGCAAACACGTGATTGTGGTTCCTGACAGAGACGAAACAGGACAAAAATTAGTTTATGATGCTATGGAATCGGGTTGGTCAGTAAGTATGCCCGAATGGAGTCAAGATATTGGAGATGTTAACGATGCTGTGCGTAAATATGGTAGACTTCATACATTGTACACAATAATAAAGAATGCTGAAGATTCACAACTAAAAACTAAACTAAGGATGAAAAAATGGTTCGCATAAAGAATTTTTTAAAAAAAGCGATCTCAATTTTGTTTTTTCCTATCACTAAACTTGTAAACTACATCAAGTACAAGAAGAAGATTAGAGAATTGCAAAAAAGAGATCCTTTTATATACAAGTAGGAGAAATATGATCGTTTGGGGAATAACAGGAAACAATCACGATGCCAGTTTGGCAGTGATGGAATGGAAGGTGCAAGGATTAACGGATCACTATGCTCTAAGATTAAAATGGGCAGGCATGAGCAAAGATTTTAGTGGAGTTGCTGGAGATCCAACGTTGTGTCCTAAACTGATGGCAGAAGTAAGAGCCAATCCTAAATGGGCCTACCCTGCAAAAATTTATTTTTATGAAAAGCCTTTGAAGAAAACTATGAGACAACTAATTGCAGGACAAGGTTGGAAATGGAAAGAAAATAATATTAAAAAGTTTCTAGCAAAATCTGGTATACACAATGTTCCTATAGAATATATTGATCATCATCACAGTCATGCGGCATATGGTTATTACACATCGTCATTCAAAAATGCGGCAGTTATTGTTTTAGACTCAATTGGTGAGTTTGAAACATTTACTATTTGGCATGGCAGAGGTACCAAGTTAGAAAAGAAATACACTCAAAGTTATCCTCACAGCATTGGATTATTTTATTCTGCAATGACACAAAGATGTGGATTCAAAGCAAACGCAGAAGAATACAAATTAGAACAATTAGCGAAAAAAGGTAATTGGAGAAAACATTATAGATTGTTTATGGAAGAAATTATAGATACTAGAATGCCTTTCAAAACAAGAGTAAATTTACACAGAGGTTGTAATTGGTGGAGACCCGAATTAAACACAGAAGAAGATATGGCGGATCTAGCCGCAACTACACAACACATTTTTGAACAAGTATTGATGTGTGCCAGTTCGTGGATACAGATGAATATCAAAACATCAAACATAGTTTTGGTTGGCGGATGTGCATTGAATAAAACTGCTGTGAGTAAATTAAATGCAGTGTGGGATGATATATGGGTGCCAAAAAATCCTGGTGACCCTGGATCATGTGTAGGTGCAGTGTGTGCCAAATTTCATAAGCACATTGACTTTAATGAAGAAATGTGGTATAATAAGGACAATGGTAAAACAAAATAAAGATTACGGATACGAGATACAAAAACTGTATCTTGAAATGATGTTGAGTGACGCAGAAACATTTGTGCGTTGTCAGTCCATATTTGATCATACACTATTTGATAGAAAACTTCAAGAAACAGCAGACTTTGTGAACAAGTATGTTGTTCAATATAATTCATTGCCAACATATGACATTGTTAACAAGTCGTGTAATATGGAATTAAAAGCGGCAGACAATTTATCTGAAGAACATTTCAATTGGTTATTAGATGACTTTGAAACATTTGTTAGACACAAAAGTTTAGAAAGAGCAATATTAAAAAGTGCTGATATGTTGGAAAACGGTGAATATGGTCCAGTTGAAGAATTGGTCAAGAAGGCAGTACAAATAGGACTACACAAAGATATAGGAACAGATTATTTTGATGATCCCAAAGCAAGACTAATGGGATTGAAAGATCAAAACGGTCAAGTTAGTACAGGCTGGGCAACACTAGATAAAAAATTGTTTGGTGGATTCAACAAAGGTGAATTGAATATATTTGCTGGTGGATCTGGTGCAGGTAAAAGTTTATTCCTTGCAAACTTAGGTTGTAATTGGGTGCTGAATGGTTTAAATGTTGCATATGTATCATTTGAATTAAGTGAAGCACTAGTAAGTATGAGACTAGATTCTATGCTGACTGATGTGCCTGCTAGAGAAATATTTAAAGATTTAGATGGTGTAGAAATGAAAGTTAAACTGCTTGGCAAAAAAGCAGGTAAGTTTCAAATCAAATACATGGCAAGTGGTAAAAACGCAAACGATTTAAGAAGTTATCTCAAAGAATATGAAATTAAAACTGGCAGTAAACTAGATGTTATACTGGTTGACTATTTGGATCTTATGATGCCAATCAGTAGAAAAGTTTCTCCAAGTGATTTGTTTGTTAAAGATAAATTTGTATCTGAAGAATTAAGAAACTTATCAATGGAATTGAATGTTATCTTTGTTACAGCATCACAGTTGAATAGAGGTGCTGTTGAAGAAATTGAATTTGACCACAGTCATATATCGGGTGGGTTAAGTAAAATACAAACTGCTGACAATGTGTTTGGTATATTCACATCAAGAGCAATGCGAGAACGTGGTAGATATCAAATACAATTAATGAAAACAAGATCATCTAGCGGAGTTGGTCAAAAGATTGATTTAGAATTTGATGTAGACAGTTTGAGAATTAGAGATTTAGCAGAAGATGATTCAGGACAAAATTATGGTAGCAGTGGCAATAGTACCATATATAACTCATTGAAAAAAACTTCAACAGTTATAGATGATAATGCAACAGATTCATCTGAATCACAAGAAAAAGTTCCTAATCCTACAAAAGGACAATCGTTGCACAAAGCCGGTACAGATAATGCAGATCAAACAAAGTTGAGGGACTTTTTAAAGAACCTTGATGGCGATGAATAAACAATACAAAAGAATAGTAATTCCAAAAGGTTTAGATTTAGGAACCAGCAGACGTACTTGTACTCAGTTGGCAAACACAATTAGTGTAAGTTCTGGTTTAGAAATATTTTCAGATGTTGATCATATCCAACAAGGAGATTTGGTAATACTTGGTGGTGTTGGTGGACACGATGGTTTTCAAAAGTATCATGAGTCTTTTCAAGAAAAAAATATCGATTATGTGAATGTTGAAAAAGGATATTGTAATTGGTGGAAGCCGGTTTATTGGAGAGTTACATTCAACGAAAATCAAATCTCAGATATAAAAGGCGAATACACTAACGAACGATTTGCCAAATTTAAACTAAAAATAAAACAATGGCAAATGGGAGATCAAGTATACATAGTTGCTCCCAGTCAAAACGGGTTAGATGTGTATGGTATCAAACAAAATGTAGATCAATGGATAGAATCTACCACACAAGAAATTAAAAAACACACAAACAGACCAATTAAAGTTAGAAAGAAGATGCCTAAAAAAGCAAGAGGTTCAAGAGGTTTTTGTGATTCTTTAGAAAACATTTACTGCGTGATCAGTTTACACACCATGGCAATGACCGAAGCATTACGAGAAGGATGTCCTATAATCAGTCTTGTGCCAGGTTGTCTAAAAGATTACAGTGTAAACTCAATTGATAAGATTAACAATTTGTATTATCCAGAAAACAGACAACACTTGTTTAACTGTTTAACCAATTTACAATTCAACTCTGACGAATTGATAAACGGTTTTGCTTGGAACACTATGAGCAAACACTATGGAATCGATATCAAGAAAGCCTAAAGGCGGACAGCAAAATTCCGCGAAGCGGTAACGCAGAAATTTTAAATCCGCGTAGCGGTAAGCACAGCGAAATCGGTAAGCAATTTTAATCTATGATTTTTCTTTTGACGCCTCGTCTTTTGACATCAAGTGTGCTACAATGTATTCCACCATCCCAAAACAAATAATGTCTTTGTGGTACAACGTGGCAGTCTATGTGTAAGGACTTCAGTTTTGCAAACAGTTTAGGTATGTGTCTTGCAAACACAATGTTGTTTCTGTCTATCACCAACACATTGAGATCAAAGCAAACTTCTTGACTGTAACCTCTCCAATTCTCCAAGTACTTGTCTATCCAAGCCATGTCCATTTTGTTTTGTGCTTCTGCATAATCTTGTACATATCTGTCCATTTTTAGTTCAGGCAAACAGTCACTCACATCAATCAACTGTTTGTTGTGTAAGCATTCAGGCACCCATTCCTTGCCTGCGTGTATCACTGTGTCATCATCTATCATGATAAAGCCATGGTCAATGTGACCAAAGCCATTGAATTTTGTGCCGGCATTGTGATGAAATTTATACTCATTCAGTTCACGTTTGCACCATTCTAAACCTGATGCTGATCCCGGTCCTTCGTGATTAACAATGATGGCATCGCCTGCTTTGTACATAGTGGCAGTGTGCCACAACACTCTGTCCATCAATTTTTCTTTGTAGGTTTTGTCGTTCACAAACCAATCATCTTTGTTGTTCAAGTTCATCAACATGGGTGCTGGTTGGCTGATCCAACGATGACCTTGTTGAAACAACTGTTCAAATATTTTGTAATAACTCACAGAGTCAAAGTATCTATCTGTGTAACTGGTGTAGGTTTGTATCACAGTGTTGCCCATTACCAGCATGGCATCTCTAGGCACAACAGGTGCTATGGGAACCTGTATGTCAAACTCTGGCATGGTGATTGGATCATAGAATTTGTACACATCTGGACGCATCACTTCTATGTTGCCCTGTTTTAGAAAGTCAGCCAACTGATCCAAATCCTGTTTGGTTTCTTCCAGTATCTTATTGAATTGTGTTTTATCGTTGTACTGTGTCAACAAGTGATTCACTTGTTCAGGAGTGTATGTGTCTCCCACTATCACTGTCTCTAACGGATCGTATTCTGTGTAAATCATATGTTTAGATATTTTACGTGCATAAAACTTTGTAGGCTACGTCTTTTTACATCTGGTGTAACAACTTTAGTCACAGCATGATACAGGTCTTCATTGTTGATAATGAGTCTGTTGCCAATAGGTTCTATGTATTCACCTCTGTCTGCATTGTCTTGTTTGAATAGAAACAGTCCGCCGTCTTTGAAGTCCCATGTTTCATTGAGAAACAATGTCACACCCACATAATCTATTTCATCTTTGTCCCAATCTGTTAATCTATCCTTGTGAAAGGTGCTCACATATGGATATTTCATTTCATGATATCGCAGTGTGTGGTCGTGTCCTGTCAGTAACTCTTTGGTAAAATATCCGTGTTCAATCAACACATTAAAAAAGAAATCTTTGGTGTCATGATTTAGATAGAATAGATTACAATCATCTGTTTCATGATGATCCACTTCATCATCATATCTTTCGAATCGTCCACCGTGCTTTGTGATATCTTTTTCAATCAACTGATTCACAGTAGCCAACTGCTGTTCATTTAAAAAATTATCTTTTATAATCATTTGATCTGTTTCCTTAACACTTCAAAATATTCATATGAAGCATTGATGGGCACAATAAAAAATTTGTGATCATCGCCTCTCATCAAATCAAACAGTGTGCCAAACTGTCCCACTATGTTGTAGCCTGCTTCTTCAAATATTGACTTTGCTGTTGCCACAATGCTGTGATGCTGTGACATCAATTGTTCCTCGTGCAGGATATCAATATATTTAATGCAACTTAACACACCCGGCAAACTGTAATTGTATGTGAAGCCGTGTTCCCAATCAAACTCTTCAGGCAATACATCATCAATTTTTTTGTTGTACATAGTAATACTGAGAGGGAAAAATCCTGCTGTGATGGCTTTGCCCATAGTGAATATGTCTGGCTCAATAGGAGTTTGTTTCCAACCTGCAAAACTGCCAGTCTTTCCTCCGCCAATAAAAATATCATCCACAATCACAATTACACCTTGTTGTTGAATCTGTTTTATTTTGTCCCAAAATTCTTCTGTGTTTGGTCTTAACTGTTGTCCATAAGAACAAGTTTCCACCATCACACACATAACATCTTGCCAATCTACTGCATTGATATCAAAATCTCTTTTCATTCTAATCACTTGATCATATGGCTTTAGTGTGTAGAAAGGATCATTAAACAAACTGTCTCCCATGTTGTAATTTAAAAATGTAGATCCATGATAACTGTTTTCAAAGCACACAATCTTTGTGCGTTTGTGTTGTCCCACAAGTTTTTGATAAGCACTTGCAAGTTTTATGGCTCCTTCGTTGGCATCTGATCCACTCAATGCAAATATACTTTTGTAACCTGTCATAAGAAACAGTCTATCAGACAGTTCGTAACTGGGCTCATTCAAGTAAAGATTTTCATTCTGCACAATGCTTTCTGCTATTTCTGGTTTTACTTTGATATTATCATACACATAGTCTAGTATATCATGTCTATCAAATCCCAAAGTGAAACAACCATAATGCAACAACGGGTCTATAATTTTCTTTCCCTCATCAATGTAACCATATTGCCAATGTGGTTTTGCTACATTGGTTAATCTTTGTACACCTGGTATGAGTCCTTTTAATGATTTCATATAATTAATTATTGAATTTCAAATACCAATTGATCGTATGTGACGTCTGCACAATTTGTAAATTGTTTTTTAGATTCTAATGCAACTGTTATAGGTAAATCCATATCCACAAAGTTTTGAACAGAAACTTTTTTGGTATCTCCTTGGTGGAAAGTTTTATCTAGTTTATGTGTTTGATCATTCACTGTCAGTGTTACACCATATTCGTCAGTTAATTTTTCACTGCCTTCAACAAAATTCTTTCTATTAAAAGTTGTAGTACATATAGAACTATTGCTGTCAAACACAAAGTCTACTTCTGTTTTTTCTTTTGTATCACCAAATGAAATATCATAAATTAAATTAACAACATTTACACTGTCAGAATCAAACAAAATTTGATCACTCATTAACAACGGCAAGTTTTCTTCAGCATCGTTAATATTTTCAAACACAACTGCATCATTAATCATCACAGTTAAATTGTTTTTGTATTGGTGTTTTTCCAAACTAAAATATTGTTTGTTGTCTTCTTTCGGGCAACGTAAAGTAAAAATTTTATTCATGCTCTATGCTGTCTTTAAATTTTACTAAGGCTTCCTCAAAACTTAAATGATCTCCTGGTAATTTTAACAAAGTTAATGATAGTGTCCATCTGTCTTGTGTAGGATCTGGATTGTAGGTATTGTGTAGTTGACCAACATTCATTAAACTGGGTTTGTTGATTACTGCTTGATGAATTAACTCTACATTATTTTCATCTGCACTGTAACACTTGTAACATTCAATGTCTGGTTCTATTCCTGCTTCTTGAAAACTTTTATTAATTTGTGTTTCATCATGATTAATTTCAATGTACTCTTTATCTGATTTAAGTTTGTACCACTTGGTTGTGCTGGTTTCAGGACCCCAAGTAAAATTAAGTTTACAGGCATCTCGTTGTCCAGGAGGTATCACAGTATCATTATGAATTGGTATTGCTCCGCCGTTGGGTTTGGTATAAAAACCTTCAATAACATTAGATATTTTTAAATTGTATTGAGCAGTCCATTTAAACAATTCGTCTGGCAGTTCGGAAATATTCACGTATGTTATAAAATCATTTTCTAATGCTTTGCCAAAAGATTTGGGTTTGGGCATTGTAAATGGTAGTTTTATGTACCTATGATATATGTTGAAGTCCATGTATAAAAATATTTATAGACTGCTGAATTTAAAGGTTGTAGGTATGGTTCTGGTACTGATAGACACTTGTATGTCTCTACAAACAATGGCCCTTGTGCTGACGTGTATGACGTTTTAACAGGCGTTTATTAGGGCATTCTATCAGTCAATTATGCTGTCAAAATTATTGCTGTTGATATAATTAATAGTATGTCAAACGAAATTCAAAACAAAACAGTTAATCTTAAACAATGGCAAGATGGTAACGAACCGCCATTTAATCCAGAAATGGAAGTGGAAATAAAAGACTTTGTGGGTGTGTTCAAAAAAGCATTCACCAAAGAATGGTGTGACCATGCAATCAAATACTTTGATGAAATGACCAAGATGGGTTTTGGTAGATCAATTCAAGAAATATCAGGAGCACCAAGACACTTAAAAGATACACAAAATTTTAACACATCAAGATTGTATTCACAAGGCGAAAACTTGCTGAGCATTGTTGGAGTGCCTGGAGTACAAGATAAATTTTTAGATACTTTTTGGGCGTGTTACAATGGAATTTACAGACATCAATTTTCATCTTTACAAACAGAAGGTGCACCACAGATGGTGTATGAAATGAAGATACAGAGAACTGCACCTGGCGAAGGTTATCATGTTTGGCACTGGGAACAAAGTAGTAGATCCGACACAACAAGATTTATGGTCATACAAGTTTTCTTAAATGATGTGGAAGAGGGTGGCGAAACAGAAATGTTATACTACCCTAGAAGATTAAAAGCAGAAGCAGGAACATTGTTAATATTTCCTGGAAACTATACACATACGCATAGAGGCAACCAGCCTCTATCTGGACCGAAGTATACTATTAATACTTGGCTAGAATTCTAAGACTGGTTGCTTAATTAATTTAGATTATATTATTGTTCGAATGACCTTACAGCCTTCTCTACAATTTTTTCCATCTTGTTGTAAATTTTTATAAAAAAATTCTTAATTGATGTAATCACGAATGTGATTATTTGCTTGACTTTTTTCATAGCCTTTTCTCCCTTGTTTGTGTTTTTTAGTTTGCCTTTATAAACAAAACACTTTGTTTTGTTCTTTAGTATTTACATAAGTTTTTGTGAAATTTATCTGCTACTATTCTAAAGTTTACTGCGACATAAATGCATGAACAACTTTTTGTGCTAGTGTTTTCCATTCAGCAAGTTCGCCAATTTCTTGAACATGATGTGCTTTTGTTCCGTTGTGATAAGAACAACGAATTTGCATCATTCCTTTTTCGGGTCTTGCATCTGCTGTAACACCTATAGCAGTTTGACAGTTTCCGTTGACTAATTCTAACACATATCTTTCTGCCATTAATTCAATTGTGGGCCATTCTAATATCTGAGGATTCCATATATCTTTCATTTTAACATCGTCACTTCTTATCTGCACAACAACTTTGCCTTGTCCTGCCGCAGGTAAAAGTTCTGTTTCTGGTATCACAGTGTGTTGAACTTCAATGTTCAATCTATCTAATGCACACTTTGCCATAATGATTCCATCTACTTCTTGTTTGTTAACTAAATTTAATCTTGTTTGAATATTTCCTCTGATAGGTACAAAACGCAAATCTGATCTTTGATCTGCTAACATTTTTGCTCTACGTGGAGCACTTGTTCCTATTCTGTAACCGCTAGGAATAGAATCAAAATTTTCAAAAGGTCCAATCAACGCATCTCGTCTATCGCCTCTATCCCATACACAACCTAAAATTTCTGTGCCTTCTGCGATTTCAATTCCTACATCTTTAGCACTGTGAATTGCACAATCAATTTCACCTGAAAGTAATTTGTCTTCTATGGCAGAACAAAATATATGTTTGCCACCCATTTCATGAATAGGAGTTGTTTGATCTATATCGCCTTGACTTTTAATTTGAATTAGTTCATAAGGTTGAACCAAACCTGACGCGGCACCATCTGCCTGTCTTATGGCAAGAGGTGATCCTCTTGTACCAATTTGAAGCATGACTTCCTATGCTCTGCTCCAAGGAATAGGATTTCCAGATTGATCAACAACAAGGTCACCAGTGTCTTTGTATTGAGCAACCATTATGCCTTTACCTTTTCCTTCAGCAATATATCTACAAGGTTTAATTTCTCTTTCATTGTGTTGACGTGTCAAATGTTGAGTAATAATTCCTCTTGCTTTTACACCAGCCATGATTATTTTCCTTGTCCCACTTTAAATTTAAGACTGCGTTTTTTTGATTTATTCATTGAGCTCATTTTACATTTGTTCTTTCTTCCGGCTTGACTTGTCTTCTTCGGAGTACGTTCGTGAGCTACAAAATTTTTCGCTAGTTTTGCCATATTATTTTCCTGCTTGTTTTTTTACTTTTTTACTTTTTTTCTTTTCCGGATAGTTAGGACTTGCTAAGAAATCATACATAGCCGCATACATACCCGAGTCTCTGCCTGAGTCTTGCATTTGTGCTATTCTTTGAGCAGTTGTTTCTTTAAATTTTATTCTATGTTTGATTGCCATTATCTACTCATCGCCTTTTCTCTAGCCGCTTTTAAAGCCGCTCTTTTCTTTTCTATGATTGCCGCTTGTCTAATTTTTCTACCTATTGGTAATGTTTGTACTGTATAGAATTCCTCACCTTTTTTAGTGGTCCACTCTACTTCAACTTGATCTGCTTTAGTTCCACCTTGGAAACTTTTCACTGCTTTTTTGAAACTCATAGCAGTAATCTCTTTTACTTGATCTTCTGCTTCAGCAGTTTTATCAGTAAATTTAAATGTTCTTTCTTTAGGCATATGTTCTCCTTGTTCGATGTATTTATTAAATGGTACTATAATTCTACTGCTTGACATTCAAATTTATTTGTGTTATACTGATTTACATGAACGAAAAAACTTCACAAATTTTACAAAATTTAAAAAGCATAACTCAAAAAGAGCCGGTTGAGGAGAACACATCGGGCTCTATTGCCAGCAATTTGGACAATGACAGAATTTATAGCAACCTGCATAACGATATACATTTGATCAATAAGGATGGATCAAAATATAAAGGCAAGATATTCAAAAGAAGAATCACTTTGAAGGACATCGATGGCGGTAATTTCTTTGCCCATGCTTATGAAACTGACGATGGTAGATGGTTTGATAGAGGTGGATTGCCTTGTGCCAGACCTAAAATACTAGCCAAACAATCAGACACAGAAGTTGATTCTGTTGATAATACAGCAGAATGATATCAGAAGCACAGTATAAAGATATGCCTGAATATTGGGACTATCAACGCAAGATAGCATTCAATAAAGAAAAGTGTATGAAGGCTTGCGAAAAAATTATGGAACACTTTGGCGACATAGAAGAAGGCAAAGATGCAGATGATATGTTCCAAACCACATGGCATCAGATTGATCCAGAAGACTATGAAGAGGTGCCATACGATTGGGTACCAAAAGACCCAGAACTGCGTTTAGCCTACGAAATGTAGTCATTATGTGTTTTATGCATGACAGTTATGCTAAATACAAATACGTTCAGGCATCAGCCCGGAAGTAGGATATATCCGAAGGAACGCACCTAACTTTAAAAAGGAGGGTGATATGATAGACAGATTCACTCATTTATTTAAAAAACGATCCGAAGAGAGTGCTTTGCTTAAAAAAGCAAAAGCCATGTTCTCGTCAAGAGGTGAAGTTGAAGTAAATGGAAATGGAACAAGTGGATACAGAATCAAGAATGGTCCTAACAAAGGTAAAGTTCTAGGTCACAAATCTACTAAATCTACAAATAACTGGTAGTTATTTCCTACAGAATAAAAACGATCTACTGGGTTTGCTGTATCGAAACTTTAACGGTTTCCAATGCGGTTCACCCAGTATGTCTTTCTCAAAATTTCTACAAGCACGATGATCCCAACTTTCGATCATAATCTTAATCTGATAACGTTGTTTAGAGTGTGTTAAGGCGTGTTCCATGAACTTGACTAGTTCTACAACTTGAAAGGCATCGCCGCCGTCTAGGGTGTGTCGGATAGTTTTTTTAGTGTGTCGAGTGGGTCGCATACTAAATGTATATTTATCCATGCGATAAATATCAATATGCGTTACAGAGAATTTAAAACAAATATCAACGAAGCCACTATCGCGGCATCTACTCCGTCTAGTATTCCTATGTATATTGATAATTTAAATCAATTACTAGCAACCAATCAAATGATTCCAGCAGGTAAACAAGGCGAGATTAACTTTATGCCAGATCCCAATCAAAAAGTTAACAGTATTGCAGATGTGATCAAGGGCAAAGTCAACAACGAACCTTCGGAAATACAAGTCAGTAAAGTATTCAAAAGTGCTGACGTAAAAGGTAAACAAGGTAGATCATTTAATTTAGGCAATGCAACCGAAGGTATGTTTGCAACTGCTATCTATTCTAGACTAGTAACAGATAAAAATATATCCGTTCAGCAACTAAAATCAAATTTAACAAAATTACCACCACACAATAAAAATGGCGTTACTGTTGGGCCTGCATCAGTGAAAGATCGTAAAGGTGCTACAGACAAAATTCAATTGTTTATCAAACTAGACGTCAGCAGTTATAACGGAATCACAGATCCACAATCTTTACAAAATTTAATTCCACATCTTGGATCAATTGTAAATTATGTTAATAATGAAGAGATCAAAACACTTACTGCTGAATTTAAAAACAACGGCACTGTTGATTCAGTTAAAGTAATATCCGATGGTGTAACAGATGCAAAAAGTTCTAAGGTAGATGTTGAAGTAGTTTATTTGAACGATAAAGGTGAAAGCAAAACTGTAAGATATGAAAGATCAGTTAAAACTGGAGGAGTAAAACAGTTTGGTCAAGTTACAGCCGGTGGAGCCAAAGATGAAGATGATGCAGGTAAATTAATCACAAGAGAAGAAAGATATGATTTACAAGAACAATTTTGGAATGATTTTCAAATTGATATTTCAGCATCTGAAAATGATTTTGTTGATTGGCCTGATTATGTTGAAGCATACGATTTCACATATGCCGAAGCGGCAAAACAATTAAATGCTAGACTAGAAGGTGACAAAGAAGAAAAAGAAACTGTAAAAATAGTTTTTGATATAATCAAAAAACACGGCTTTGGTGATAGACCAAATGCTAAAACTGTAGACTTCGGTCCTAAAGGTTATAAAGTATTGGATTATAAAAAATTAGATGACTTTGTAGCAACAACTGATTTAAAAGTAAAATTTGTTAAAGAACAAAAAAGACCAGGAATATCTATACAAGACCAAAAAGGAAATGACTTTATCACTATAAGATTATACAAAGGTGAAACAAAAATGACCAACATGATAGAGCGTGGTCCAGCACTAGAAAAAATTATAAAAGTAAAAGAAGGATAAGGAGATAAACAATGGCGGCAAATGGAATATCAACTCTAGCAAATAAAAAATTAAGACAAGACACTAAACTTGCAAAAGCAAAAGCAAAACGTGAAGGCAGAACAGTTGCCACAGATGGAACTATAAGTGGTGCAATTGATACCAATGCGAAGTCTTACAGAGCAAGAAACGTTTTGGATGCAACACAACTACCTACAAGATATAAAACAGATAATACATTGGACGATAATGCCAATGCGGGTGGATTAGTTACCGGAAGACCTTGGACAACATAATAGATTAAAACCCTGCGTTGTTTCCAACGCAAGGAATTTTCCTAAAGTAGCAATAAACTTGCTAACACAACAATGACTGCTATTACACCAGCCGCTGTGTATAAGGTGTTTATCATACTATTTCAG